CACTGTTACGAACGGTGGTGATGGTTGGTCAAATGCTTCGTTGATTAAAGTAACAACAAATGGAGCAAACACATCTCTACCAACATTCACAGTAACTCTTGGTGGTCGTGCAGGAAGAATCAAGACTGAAGTTCTTGTTGCTATGGGCACAATCTCTGGCGACGATCCAAAGGATAACACACTGTTTAGTGGAGTATAATAATGACAATTCTCAAGGAAGAAGTTGATATTACGCCATATGTTGAAAGAGGTTTAGTTGGTGTTAATGTGGATGCTGTCCGTGATAACATCAACACTTTTCTAAATGGTGTTCTTGGTAAATGTTTTATTACTCCTTACATTGCCCTTGAACGTGTTAGAAAAGTATTGGCTAATTTCCATATCTTTCTACCACGCACAACATTCTTAGAAGGTGATCGTGGCGTAGAAGTATTTGATATCAAGCAATTTGGTGAAGCAATGGGTATGCGTAATGATGGTACCGTTGTTACCAAAATGAGCGATCCATATTCATTATACTTTGAATATAAGATGAATGGCAAAGGTATGTTTGATGTCTTCGCTGAAATCGTAACCAAAGATGAACTTGATGAATTGATGGATGCGGTTAATGATGATATGGACGATGATGCTGAAGATGATCGTGAAGATAAGTTGAATGAATCTGAAACCAAGAGATTATCACCTGAAGAGATGGAAAAAATAAAAGCTGAATATCAAAAAAAGAAGAGAGAATCTAAGCAGGTAGAAGGACCAAAATCCAAGTATCCATCAATGAAAGATATTTTTGAAGATTCAGAATCAGTAAAAATGGCAGGAGCAGAAACTGGTCCTCGTCGTATCGCTGGACAACCAGACTATGGTATGGCTCCAGATTATGAAGATACATGTGAAGCTAAGCCTAAGATGAAACTGGTTATGAAAAAGAAAATAAATGAAGGTGTAATTGAAACAATAAAGCGTAAGATCGATAAAGCTTCTGGTCATACTGGTATCAATGAAGGAATTATCTCTAATATCAAGAATCGATTGTCTGGTCGTCGTGGTGCGGTCCTAAAAAAAATAGGAAAAGATAGATCCAACAATCTGGATGATGTTTCTCGTGCAAACAGAGCAAAAGCCACCGACATTTCGATAAAAGCGTCAAGAGCAAAAGATCCTGTCGAAAGAGCTAGTCTCAGAAATAAAGCCAAAGAAACAAAAGCTCTGGGTGACAGACAACAACTGCACTCAATTTCGATGTACCTTGATCCGGAGGCATCTTTGCGCCGAACGTCAAACTACATGACGGGCAAGGGAAAACCTAAATCAGAACCTAAGATAGATGACGATTCTGATCTTCAGGATCGTCCAGACGTTGCTGCTATAAAAAAGAAACGATTGACCAGATTTTCACAGAGAAGACTTTCTCCACCAAGAGTAGACGAGGCAGCAATGGACAACGAGTTGTTAACTGGTAAAGGAAAAAGAAAAGACCTTGCAGAAGGTGAAGTTCTCAAATTTCCATCAAAAACAGTTAAGAATGAACCAGGAACTCTAAAAAAAGATCCAAAAGCTTTGCTTAGAACACGTGAAAGAAATGAAAAACTTGCGGCCAATCCACCTGATGATTGGGTTCAACAAGCACTTAAACAAGGTAAAAAACCAGGTTTATTACAAAGACTTTTTCCTAAAAAAAAAGTCTAGATGAACAATCTTTTCTAGCACATATGCCTAGAAGGTACCTTGATAAATTTCCAGGTGTCAAGGATAATCCTGAAAAGGCAGCACAATATGTGAGAGAAAGAAGAAGAAAAGCAGATGTGGCACAACATTATGCTGGAACTGTTAGAAGAATAATACCAAAAATGAGACCACACTAAGAGATAATGTTTGATAATTTAACTGATGATAATTTTTTGATATATGCTATGAAATGTTACAATAGTCCAAATTGTATCATTAGTGAATTTGAAGATGATTACAAAAGACTAAAATATGTCAAAAGACTTATTAAGAAATATAAATTAACCAGAGACTTGAGGGAACGATTGATACTTAATCATATCATTGTTCTCTCAAATGTTTTTGGTACAGAAGCTACGGTAAGAATGTTATTCTTTAAGATGGATAAGGAAGACTATTCTATACTTAAACCATTTCTTATTTTCCTCAACTATATGCCTAATCGTGTTATGGGAATCAATGGAAGTAATATACATTCATCTGATATACTAATGGATAACCATGTGATAAGTAAATTAAGGAATATATAAATATATTCATTGAAACAGGCACAGAGTGGTTATACCAGTTTGTCAACCATATGTCAAGAGAAAAATGATTAGAATCAGAAAAAAATTAAACGAAGAAGGTGTGCCAGCTAATGCTGCTGGTGGTGGTAATATTGCTGGGCTTGGTGTGGGTGCTTCTGGTGAACCAGGTATATCTGTAGCCGCACAAAGAAAACATCAACGTACAAATGCTTCTGATCCGCAAACTCCAATTATGGGGAATATTCTCAGAAGAAAAACTCTTGACACCAACCTATCTGAAAGTATAAGATTTGCTATTAGACAAAGAATGAAAAAGAAAAATGTTAGATAGTCATCACGGAGCCTCAATGGTCGATAGTAAATCTGATTATACATCCAAATTAGAAATTGAACTTGTGAAAAGAGATGTTACCTCTATTACTAAGTTGTGTGAGCGAATTGATGGTAATGTTGAAGATATGAAAAGATTGACATCAGACATTTCCAGGCTTGTATCACTTCAAGAACAAAAGATAAAAATGCAAGAAGACGCAAACAAGGACTTAGAAAAAGCAATAACCGACCAAAGAAATGAACATGATAGAGATATAAATGATCTAAGTAATCGTATCAATACTGTGAATCGTGATCTTACCAATAAAATAGACCAAACCGAAACAGTCATCCTCTCTGAAATCAAAACCCTCAAAAAAGAACTTACAGATAGCATAGGTCAAATTAACACATGGCGCTATATGGTCATAGGTGGAACAGCACTCGCTGTTTTCCTGATCAGCAACTTTGCTAGCAAATTATTTCGTTGACATTTGTGAATTAATATAGTATATTGAGTACCTTTCATCAAATGATAAGGTATTTTCAATATGTCCAGCTATGTTGATAGAAAATTCGTAAGTCTTCTGGCTACAAAGCTAGAACGATTTACGCAAAAGAACAGTTATCTTTGGAATTTTCGTTGTCCAATCTGTAACGATTCCAAGAAGAATAAGATCAAAGCTCGTGGGTATATCTACCTTAAGAAGAGCGGCCTTTTCTTTATCTGTCATAACTGCCATGCTTCCATGTCTTTGGGTAACCTTATCAAACACCTGGACCCACATCTGTTTGATGAATACAAGATGGAAAAGTTTAAGAATGAAAGTCATAGTAACACCGCACGCCCAGACTTTTCTTTTGTCCAGAAAAAACCAATCTTCAATATCAACCCAATCACTCTTCCAACAATCCAGTCTTTAGGAGATACACACACAGCCAAGATGTATGTCAAAAGCAGAAAGATTCCCGAGTCTTTCTGGAATACACTTTATTATGCTAACGACTTTGCCGAATTTGCTGATAAGTTGTTTCCTGAACATGACAAAGACTTGAAGAAGGAAGACCCACGCATCGTAATTCCATTTTATGATCAAAAAAATATTTTACAGGGTGTTCAAGGTCGTGCTCTTGGAAACAGCAAAGTAAGATATATAACTCTTAAAGCCTCAGAAGAGTCGGGCAAAGTATTTGGGCTCAACAAAGTAGACTTCACAAAACCAATCTATGTCGTAGAAGGACCGATTGATAGCATGTTCCTATCAAACAGCATTGCAACGATGGATGCGAACTTGTCTTCGGTCATCAGCACGGTTGGGGAGAATTATAAGTATGTGTTCGTGTTCGACAATGAACCGAGAAACAAAGACATTCTTAAGCAAATGAACCGTGTTATTTCCAAAAATCTAAACATCTGTATCTGGCCATCCAATATTCAATCAAAGGATGTAAACGATATGATTTTGTCTGGTGTGAAGGATATTATGAACATTATTGATGACAATACATTCAGTGGGCTTAAAGCAAAATTACAATTTGAAACGTGGAGAAAAGTATGACCAAATTAGTTACCTTAGTAGCAGTAACACAGCCTAGAATAAGCAATGAAACTATCAGATCGATGATGTCGCCAGAACAGTTCATTGCTTATTGTGCTCGTGTATCCAATCCTTCTAATCAGAGTAACCTTGATACGTCAGCTAAATTGCTGGCGTATTGTATAAGAAATCAACACTGGTCTATTTTTGAAATGGTTCATGTTGTGATGGAAATTAATACTACCAGGGATATAGCACGGCAGATATTACGACACAGATCGTTCTCTTTCCAAGAATTTTCACAACGATATGCAGATGCTTCACAACTAGGATTTTCAGTTAGAGAAGCAAGATTACAAGATAAAAAGAACCGACAAAACTCAATTGAAACTGATGACGACAAACTAAAGAAGATTTGGAACCAAAAGCAAGAACAACTTATCCACGAAGCACAATTATCATACAAGTGGGCTATTGAAAATGGAATAGCCAAAGAACAAGCAAGAGCAATACTGCCAGAAGGTAATACTAACAGTAGATTGTACATGTCAGGAACACTTAGATCATGGATACACTATTGCCAACTCAGAATGGACAAAGCGACACAAAAAGAACATAGAGAAATAGCGGATGATTGTTGGTCTATTCTATGTTCACAATTTTCTTTCCTTAACGAACTCGATAAACAATAAGAAACCAGGAGCATTAAAGCATGTCTAGTAATTATTTCGCCACGCCGTATCAGGAATTCATTCATCTTTCAAGATACTCAAGATGGCTACCAGAAAAGAATCGCCGTGAAACATGGGCAGAAACAGTAGGAAGATATTTTGATTTTTTTGAAGAACATCTTCGTGATAATAATAACTTTACTCTCACAAAAGACGTTCGTAAGGAACTAGAGGAAGCTGTGCTTAATCAATGGGTCATGCCTTCTATGCGTTGCTTGATGACTGCTGGTGAAGCCCTCAAGAGAGAGAATGTTGCTGGTTATAACTGTTCGTATGTCGCTGTAGATAATCCACGATCTTTTGATGAAATTCTTTATATTCTTATGAATGGCACAGGTGTTGGGTTTTCTGTTGAACAAAAGTTTACGGATCAATTACCTATCGTAGCAGATGAATTTCATGAGTCGGATACTACTATTGTCGTGGCTGATTCCAAGTTGGGCTGGGCAAAGGCTCTCAAAGAACTTATTCAGTTGCTCTATTCAGGGCAGGTGCCCAAGTGGGATGTATCTAAGGTCCGCCCTGCTGGCACACCTCTCAAGACATTTGGTGGTCGTGCTTCTGGACCAGAACCTCTTGTTTCGTTGTTTAAGTTCTGTGTTACTACATTCAAAAAAGCTATGGGTCGTAGGCTCACAACATTGGAATGCCATGATATTGTTTGTAAGATTGCTGAAATTGTAGTTGTTGGTGGTGTTCGTAGATCAGCGCTCATTTCGTTGTCCGATCTTTCGGATGACCGTATGCGAGTAGCCAAGTCTGGTGAATGGTGGAAAGATAATGTCCAGCGTGCATTGGCTAATAACTCGTTTGTTGCTCGTGAAAAGATTGATGTTGGTATTTTCATGAAAGAGTGGCTGTCTCTGTATGAGTCCAAGTCTGGTGAACGAGGTATTTTCTCACGCACAGCATCACAGAATCAAGCTGAAAGATTTGGTCGTCGAGATCCTAATCATGAGTTTGGTACTAATCCATGTTCTGAAATCATTCTTCGTTCACGTGAGTTTTGTAATCTTACCGAAGTTGTTGTTCGTGAATCTGATACAGTGATAACACTAGCTAAGAAAGTAAAATTGGCTACCATTCTTGGTACAATACAAAGCACATTAACAAACTTTAAGTACATTTCCAAGAAGTGGAAAGAAAACTGTGAAGAAGAAAGATTGCTTGGTGTTTCACTCACTGGCATTCTAGATAATCCTTTGTTGAACCTATCAAACGGCGAACATTTCAAGTTTGAATTGGAGAAAACACTACATGATCTGCGTGATGTTGCTGTAGAAACAAATAAAGAATGGTCTGGTAAGATTGGCATTCCACAATCTGCTGCTGTTACTTGTGTGAAACCATCAGGTACAGTTTCACAATTAGTTGATTCGGCTTCTGGTATTCATGCTCGTCATTCACCATATTATATTCGTACAGTAAGAGCGGATAAGAAAGACCCATTGGCTAAGATGATGCTTGATATGGGATTCCCTGTTGAGGATGATGTAACAAAGCCTGATCATACGTATGTGTTTTCTTTCCCTGTTAAAGCACCTGAGAATGCTGTGTTTCGTAAAGACATGACTGCAATCGATCAACTTGAGTTGTGGTTAGTATATCAAAAATCTTGGTGTGAACATAAACCTTCTATTACTATTTCGGTCAAAGAAGAAGAATGGCCAGAAGTTGGTGCGTGGTGTTGGAAACATTTTGATGAGTTGTCTGGTGTGTCGTTCTTGCCATTCTCTGATCATGTGTATGCACAGGCACCATACCAAGATTGCACCAAAGAAGAATATGAAGCATTGTTAGTTAAGATGCCTAAGAATGTTGACTGGTCAAAATTGTCTATATATGAGAACCGAGACAATACCGTCGGCAGCCAAGAGCTAGCCTGTTCAGCGGCTGGTGGCTGTGAAATCATATAAGGAACAAAAATGAGCCAGAGAGAAGTAGAAAATAAGGAATGTAAAGAATGTGAATCCTTCTTTAGAATAGTTTTTGATCCCATGGAAACATCAGGATATCCAAAATTCTGTTGTTTCTGTGGCGGGGAATTGTATGATGAGGAAGTTGAAAAGGAAGACGAGGAAGATTGACATATATACTCCTATGAAAAATGGGAGTATATCATGGATTGGATTTATAATGGAACTGTGTTTACTGAAGAAATGATGGAAGACAATGTAGGTTTCGTATACATCATATATAACCTAACCAAGAACAAGCAATATATCGGCAAGAAATTGTTCACCAAGTCTAAGACTTACCAGAAGAACAAGAAGAAAAAGAAGACCAGAGTTGCTTCTGATTGGATGACTTATACTGGGTCTAATGAACAACTCAATGAAGACATCAAGAATGGTGACAGTATACAAAAAGAAATACTTCATCTGTGTAAGTCTAAAGGTTGGTGTTCTTACTTGGAATCCAAAGAAATACTTGTAAGAGACTGTTTAATACTGGAAAACTACTACAATCATTGGATTTCCTGTAAGATACGACGCACACATCTCAAATAGCTATGCATTCCTGCATAACTGGTATTCAGGAATAGACTTGACAAGCCCATCCAATCATGTATGATGTGTGCAAGATAAGACATGGAGACTACTCAATGGCAGATATCATCGACCGACTCAAAGGGTATGCTGATACCTCAGAGGCTATGGGATTGTATACCGAAGCCAAGTGTGCATATGATGCTATCGAAATCATCAGAATCCAGAGAGAATTGTTGCATCTCAAGGACGAACGTCTGATGCACAAAGAAAAAACTATTGCAACATACAAGGAAATATGTGATATCAAAGACGAGACTATCCGATCCTTAAAAATGCGATAGAAATCACAAACTCATCCACATGGAGATAAATAATGTTGACTGCTGATCAAGCTCTTGACCGTCTTATGCATCTTCCTAAGGAAGATTTGTGTGAGATTTGCTATGATGCCCATAGGGACCAATATGGTGTCAATGGAGGACATCTGTCTAATCAACCATTTTCTGAATTGGTAAACTGGTATGTCACACATTACGCATGGAACGAAGCACATCAATGTTGGGAAACCAAGATTCCATTTGATGATGAATTGTATGCATCACAGGAGGAAGAGTATGACTATTATAGGCAATTCGGGTAAACCACATGTATGAGTGGCTGGAATTTATAAAGCACATGGTGTCACTATTTGTAGTGATGTATGTGTTTTTCTTTTTAATCTTAGTGGCAACAGGTCTCCTATGAAAGACGGATATACATCAGCACTTTGGTTCCTACTTGGATGGATAGTCTTATGCACTCTTTTGCCAGTACTTATAGTCGCTTTAGTTGACTTGACACATCTTTTCTGATATAATCATCTCTCAACAAAAGGAGAGAGTATGGCTATTATCTATACGCACCAGCGTTCTGTTAAGCGCAAACTTCCAAAAACAAAACGACTCCAACATGCTAAGTCGGAACATGCTAAGTTCCTGGCTAGCATGGGTATATCTGTACCTCAAAAACGAACCAAGCGAATAAATAATCCAGAAAATATGCCAGACTTGACAATCACCAGCAATGCTGTACCATTGTCTAACACTATTCCTGGTAATGGATACAAGAAATCTGTTGAGGATTATAAGTGGCGTCGAGATACTGTTGAGCGTAAAGAAGTAATTGAAGAAACCGAACGAAAGAAAAAGCGTGTTGCTCCATACACAAACAAAGGAGCATATATGTTCGTAACAGAAGCAGATGATGCTAAATCTCTTGGAAGGAAAGTATAATGGAAAATGTCGTAATATACAGTAAGGATGATTGTGTCTGGTGTGATAAGGCTAAGTCTCTCCTTACATCAAAGGGATATTCGTTTACTGAACTGAAGTATGGTAAGGATTTCACTCGTGATGAACTTGCTACTAAGGTTGGACCAAATGTTCGACTAACCACACCTCAGATTTTCTTTGATGATGAATTGATTGGTGGTTATAATGATTTGGAGTCTATGTTAGACACAATCGACATTGCTCATTCCATGCAGCAGAGCGTAAAATGAGAACCACCATATATGTCATTTCAGCGATAGTCATTCTTAATCGAATGACATATATCTGCACTATTCTTACAATTCTTTTTTATTTCAGCAAGCATATCCAAGATTATAGGATTGTTATCATAAGTCTGTTGTTATCCTTTCTTATGTACCTGTTAGAAGATGCACTGTTTGACAGACTTGTGCGTGATGGAACTATGCAGAAAATTCGTGACCATATAGATAAATTAGAAAGAGAAAACCATGATGACTCGTGATGAATTGATGACCACTTTGAAGGAAAATGTTGCTGTTGTGTCCTTCACCAAGAAGGATGGAACAGAGCGTGAAATGCGTTGCACTCTTCAAGAAAGTATGTTGCCACCGGTATTTTTAAATGGCACAGAACAGATGGAACAAAAGGTACGCAAGCAAAACCTTGATGTTGTGTCGGTCTGGGACCTTGACAAGAATGCTTGGCGTTCATTT